TGCGACACCGAAGATTTCAGGCGTATTAGCTGCGGGATTCGTAGACGCCGCTTGTGGTTGTGTTGCCATATATTTAAATTATTTTTATCTTTTCTAAAACCATGCTATCCAAGCTACGTCGAGGTCATCGCTTGGGGTTGTTGCACCTAAGGTAAACGTTATATTTGTACCATCTACAGAGATCGTCCCTTCCCAACCATCAGAAGCATCACTAACCGTTTCCCTTGCCCTAATTACTTCCGCAGTCTGGATACCAGAGTTATTGGCCCCTATTCCGCCAGTAACCCAATTACAAAAATTTGCACCGCTAATAAACATTCCAGTAGAGCTACCAGTTGACCGTGAAGCACCAAGGTTTTCACCAACTCCTGCAAAAACCTGTACGAACCGTGGCGTTTGCGAAAGACCGTGTGCCTCAGTTACTGTACCAGCACCCGACGCAACTGTTCGTGTAAAAGAACCTGACGCCCTTTCACCATGAGAATGATACTCATCTGCGTTGCTAGAAAAACCAGCTACTAAAACTTCTGGTGTATTAATCAACTGGAAATTTGTACCATCATAAACAACGCTATAAACACCATTGGCTTTCAGTGTATTATCCTCTGGATCATCTGAAACATTAACTTTAATTGACTTAGCACCTAAAGCATTTACATTCAAAGTACATGCACCTGTATTAACAGTATCTGGGCTAAACGTTACCACCATACCAGCGTTATATGCTGTAGGAGCTGGACTTAAAGTAACAACATAAGTGTCATTACCAGTAGTAGAAGCTGCATAAGCATCTTCAGATAAATTTTTACTCTGATCCGCATCTGTAACATATTTATTACTCGTACTTGGCGTACCACTTGTACCCGCCAAAGCATCTCGTTGACCTGATGTCGGGAAGCTATCGAAGTTCGGCTCAAAGTCCATACTAGTTGCTGTAACTGCATGGGCAATAGCAACTGGTACTGTACCAGCACTACTAGAAACCGCACCTGCTGTATCAGATATATATAACTTGTCCCCTTGGGTTAAGCCACTCTGTCCGTCATCCCGACCAAATAATAAAACACCACCAGTAATCGCGTTACCGTCCGTACCTGCACCCTGTGCAACACCTAACATCACGCTCTGACATGTCGCTGCAGTGCTAGCGTCCGCTAACTTCCATTCATTATCAGTTTCGTCTAAATATACAATCTGTCCGTCTGCAACCGTTTCACCTGCTGTCGCTGTAACTACAATTCTATTCTGTGATACTGGCGTTCCTCCTGCCGTATCGTCTACATACTTCTTAGTAGCAAACTCCTCGTCATCAGTCGGTGCTACATAAGTGTTCAAACGTGGCATATCAGAACTTGTATATGTCCAAGTCTCAGCAATAGTTTCATCGTTATTCTTATTAGCGAATTCACCATAAAAGGCAGGCACGTTACTAAAACGCACTGGCGAACCTGTACCATGTGACCGCACTAAACCTGAAGTCTCAGTATACGGATCCTTTGCCAATACCGTACTCACACCTGTCAAAGTAAATGTACCGTCACCATTTGCTGTTATACCAGTAAATGAAATATCTTCAGCGATATTATCACCGTCAGGGTTAAGACGAGCGAACCCTTTCGTTCCAAAGTCCGTCATCGTCAATGTATTATTATAGATATCTACTAGACTATCCAATGTAATTGAAGTTGCAGCTGCAGCGGCACCGATAGTTAACTGCGTCTCTGAAACTCCGCAATATTTTCGCAGGTCGCTCATATTAGTTTACTTTACGTTTATTATCTAAATTATTCATTAAGGTTACGTTATACCCAAAATTTACAATCTCCCATCTACCGTCCGTACCACTACTCTGGAAACTTGTCTGTAGCCTACGGAACGGTCGTGACGGTACTGCTATGAACCCTTCGAAATATCTCAAGCCACTCTCCGATAACGCCTCCCCTGTACCACCTAAGTTACGTGTACCTAAACTGAACTGACCAAGGCCAGTACCTGCCGCCTTTAATACTATATTACCATTTTTACCGCTTATCGTAAAACTTTTCGTCTCTGCGCCAAAGTCATATGACAAGAACACCGTAACCTCCGTGTCTGGTTTTATATAGCCCTCGACCATCATTGTCTCGAACACCTTATGGTTATGTGGCTTGCCGAAGTCGTTATGCGCGTCAAACCATTTCGCCGTATAAGGCTTATCGTTATCGTTGTACCCGTTCAATAGTTGATACGTTTCAGGCTGTACCGAGCTATGTAAGTATAACCCCCCGTCATATTCAAATAAAATACCGCCGACCGTCCATGGCGATTGCCACAGCCCGTTCTCTACGTCCCATACTAGGACACGGTTATTCGCTCCACTTGAAGTGCTGTTCTTTGCTGATATATAAAAATCGTTACGATGGTACTTACAACTAGCCTCGTCAACGCCATATACACCTAATGTGTTTTTGATAGGGTCAGATAACGCTACATTCTGAGGGGTGTTAAGATTTTCGATATTACCTAACTGCTCAACTGTTGGCTCGTTACTAACATACACAATAGGGTTCTTCATCTTATCAACGCCAAGGTCAAAAGATGCACCCTGTAAAGAAGTAGTCTTTAACCTTTTAATGATAACACTCTCTTTCGTCAGGTCTTGGCTCAACTGAAATAAGATCTGATACCAATAGTCTCGCGTTGATATCGCCATACGCCTGGTAGATAGATCACCGTCGCTATCGTCCAACGCGATCGCGGCCGTCGGGGTCTGGTCTAACGTAAACGTCGCTGTGTCACCTGGCACACGTGGGCTCGATAACGTACTAAAATCAGCGTAAGAGCTCAGAGCGCTTACGTGTACCTGCCGACTGTTTTTGTCGAACACAAATAACTGGCTCCCTAACACCGACACAAAGTCATTATCAAAACCGCTCGCTGGCGTGTTAGCTGTCGTACGTAATGCCTGATGAACCACGGAGCCGACCGCATGTCCAGCCACCGTAGGGTCAGGTGTTACACCCGTCAGAGTTGTTGTACCTTCACCACCTGTATATGTATACGTAGTACCACCTATTATAACCTGGCGTGTACCTGCCGTTAAAAAGCCCTCCTCTGTCCAAGATGTAGTTCCCTCTTTTGTGATAGTACTTGCTGTCGCGCTCGCAAACGTCGTGATACCACCGCTCCACATCCTTAAATTCGCGTCACCATTTACGAATATCATCAGGTCTTGCGACTCCGTCGTATCGTAGATACTAGCACCTCTAAACACTGAGCTGGTAAACCCGTCCGCTAATCTGTTCCATGTACTATTATAATAAAACTCCAGCTCGTCGTCATAACTACGCCATGGTATCTCTAACCCACGTGAGGTAAGCCAAGATCCGCCACCTTTGATACCAGTAGTATTAGCGTTCGCTGCACCTAATAGTGTATATCCCGACCTATTCGATATTTTCTCACCGTCCAATATAATTATATTCTGTGAACCTGAAACCGCCGTACCAGGGATCTCCTTCAATACGTCACGCTTATCTCGATAACCCTTTGAAAAATTATCCGTCATCTTAAAATTAACTTTTTGTGAGTCAGTTGGCATATATTAATTCATATTATAATAAAGTCCCATCATACGTTTACGCTGACTAGGATACTTCGTCTCATATTCTGCCTTTGCACTGTAATAAGCCTGCTGTAACTGCTGCATCCGTTCACCACTTATAGGGATACTACGACCTGCTGTGATCGCGGTCTTGTAAACTACTAACATATATTCTTCACCTTCCACATTTAAAATGTCTGTATCCAGAGTAGAGTCTTCTATCCAGTTTGCAGATGTAGTCCGCCACATATACTGTGAATAATATACATACTCGATAGCTTCACCTAGCCCCGCGATAAGACTGTCAAATAAATAACCTGTAAGATCTGTCGGGCTAGTACTGAACACCATGTCAATTTTCACATAGTCGATAGCGCTAGCATCTGGAGTCGCTGTCTCTGTCGCACCGTCCCAGCCAAATGCCACTAAGTTCCAACCTATCTCAAAAGTACCACCATAAAACGGCGCTGTAGCTGAGTTAGACCAGTAGTTACTCGAGTCGCTACCCCAACGCATATCCACACTTGTCAGTGTCGATACCTCAGGTAAATAAACCCACAAAAACAGTTTACCCTTATCCTCTAATGTTGAAAGATCAACTGCTGTCAAAGTACTGTTCGTGATACTCATAGTCGTACCAAGGGCTGTCATGTCCAACGATAAAGACGCCGACCCTGTAATATAATTAAAAGTGTTCGTCTGTAGGTTAGTACCACTGTCAGTAGCTGTCCATGTACCGTTCGCTGTCAGTGAATCTAATTCACTCACCAGTATCTTAGAGCTGTCCACATCATGATTTATCTTGAACCAGTTCACGCCATTATTGTGGTCATATGTATATGTATTGGTAGTAAAATACCTGTTAAACTGCTCTAACGGAACTTTTTCATACTCCACATTTGATAGCCGCTTCTTATCCTTAGCCTTTACCATATCGATAAGGTTCTCACCTTTAATATCGCTCGGCGTAGAATATCTGTACACATCGTCATAAGCCACCTGTACACCCTGCGAGTGTCGAATAGTTGTCCGCAAGTCCATCTCTAACGCCAATTCACGTACCGCATTATTAATTGCTCGACGTGGGTTTACTAAACTAGAAAAATGGTTCCCTAGCTGAGTTTCGAGATCTGACTTTAAATTTGAATACGTAAATGCCATAGTTTTATTTTAAAATTTTCTTGATTGGATCCTTAGTGTCCAGACGCAACGCGTTTATAACTAGCCCCAATACCGCCAAAGCCAAGGCTGTAATACTTATCTCGTTCTGTAGGTATTGTATCACAAATTCAATAACACCCGCTAACGTTGTAAGGCTACCTAGCCATATTGTACGTGATGTGTACCATTTTTTACCTGCCATACTTTTCTCATTTAAATATTTATTTAAT